ACAGGCAGAAAGCTGGACCCGATCCAGCAGGCAGGCAGGCAGGCAAGGCAAAGCAAGAGCCAACCCCCCGACAGCCCCGGGGTGGGGGTAACGTTATTTCCCCCTCAGCAATAGACAACATTCCAATAGCGCGGCAGTTCCAAATCCTAGCCAAGATTGACTTCAGCTTCTTTATCGACTACATGACGAACAACAAGGACAAGCCCGGCAAGCATCTGGATGTGCTAGACAAAGCTCTGCAAGATGTAAGCTTAGGCAAAGTGAAGCGGTTGATTGTGACCATGCCCCCACGACACGGCAAGAGTGAGCGGGTTTCTAGGATGCTTCCGGTCTGGCACCTTGGGCGTAATCCGGATGATGAGATGATTCTCGCGTCGTATTCGCTTGATTTGTCGCGGAGTTTTTCACGGATTGCAAGGGATACACTAGCACAGGCTGAAGCGATATTTGGTGTGCGTGTAGATGGGAAGAATCAATCAGCGGAAAGCTGGGGGATTGAAGGAAGGAAAGGTTCCCTCTCTGCGGTGGGGGTGGGGGGTCCGATAACAGGCCGCGGAGCAAGAATAGCGATTATTGATGACCCGGTGAAGAACGCGGAAGAAGCATCAAGTGAGAACATGAGAACGAAAATCTGGGACTGGTATCAAAGTACATTATATACTCGTTTAACTCCGGATGGGCGGGTCATTGTGGTCATGACACGCTGGCATGAAGATGATTTAGTGGGCAGGTTACTGAAGAAGGAAGCCGATGAGATTGCGGAAGGGACACACACGGGTGACCGCTGGCAGGTGATTAACTTTCCTGCGATAGCCGAAGAGGGAGACCTCTTAGGGAGGGGGGTAGGGGATGCACTCTGGCCGGAGTTTGGGTTTACGCTAGAGAAACTTGAGCAGATTCGTAAAGATGTGGGCTCTCGTGTGTTTGCGTCACTGTATCAGCAGCGACCTTCAGCGGAAGACGGAAATTTACTGAAACGTGACTGGTGGCGGTACTATGAAGTGGCTCTACAGATGGCGAATGTGTTAATGAGTGTGGATGCGGCGTTTAAGGATGGGGCAGACAGTGACTATGTAGCGATACAGATCTGGGGAAAAGTCAATGCGAATATGTACTTGTTAGATAGTGTGCGTGCTAGGATGAACTTTCCTGTGACCATTCAAACGATTCTCAACATGGCCAAAAAATGGCCGCAAGCTCACTTGAAGTTAATAGAGGATAAAGCGAACGGGAGCGCGATTATTCAGACGCTCTCACGGCACATCGGTGGAATTGTGCCGGTACAGCCCATGGGCGGGAAAGTGTCTAGGGTGAATGCGGTATCCGCTTATATTGAAGCAGGGAATGTGTTTCTGCCAAGAAGCTCTACCTGGGTGCATGACTTTGTAGAGGAATGTGCCAATTTCCCAAATGGTAAGCACGATGACATGGTCGACTGCATGAGTCAGGCGATGTATCGGTTTATTTATTTGACGGGGCAACTGTTAGAGGTGACGAAAGAGCAGAAGTTTGGGTTTAAGAGTGAGAAGCCGAAGGTGGATTTGTTTGTAGGTGGAAATGTCGATAATTCGTATATCCTAGGAGGCTGGTAACGTGCGTAAGCAAATGGAAAAGTACTACGGTAAACCAAGTGAAGTTGGTAAAAACATCAAGAAAGCGGCGAAAAAGGTAGTTTCAGATGCAAAGAATAGCCCGCAAGCCAAAGCGGTAGTAAAAGCGGTCAAAAGTCCGAGTGTGCAAACCGCCGCAGGTCTTTTAATCCCGGGTGGAGTAGCACTGAAAGCTCCCAAAATCGCAAAAGGGTTAAAAACAGCAGGGAAAGCGGTAGCCAAAGCAGTGGGTGCAAGAAAGGCATCAAAGGCAACTCAAGCCGCAAAACCTACTTCAACGCGTATGCCTGAAACAGATGCAGAAAGATATTTAAGAGAATATGGGAAACCTTTAAGACCATTAACAAAAGAAGAAAAAGAAATGAGAAGACGAGCCATGGAAAGGGCTAATATTAGTCCTGAAAAAGGCAGACAGCAGCGTCAAGAAGAATTAAACCAAAGCATGAAAGATTACGCTAGAAAAGTGCAAAAACAGAAAGAAGATGAAGAATATAGAAGATGGTCGGAAGGCGTAAGAGCAACCTCAGAAATGATAGAACAAAACAAATACGGCAAATCAACTTATCGACCGAAATATTAAAAACAGGAGTGATTTCCCTGGAAAATATGATTCTTTTTATAGCCGCGGTGCTATTTTTTTTTGCTTCGATTGCGATAGGTGGCTTTCTCGTGTTTATAACCTATAAAAAAGGATTCGAAGATGCTTTGAAAGTGATGAAACCCACTGTTGTTTCACCAAAAAACGAAATTTCTGTAACAGCGAATAAAGAAAGCGAGAAGTCCAATGAAAAAAAGTCGAGTCCGCAGGAAGTGGCGGTTGATCCGTTTCTGGTTGGATTTCAAAACATTCTGGCTTATGACGGAACCCCGCAGAAAGAGGTTGAAAAATGAGTAACGTTGAAACCGAAGAATGGAGAATGTATCAATCAGGGATTGATTATAACCATCGCATCAACCTCTATGAAACGGTGAATAAGAATGAACGGTTTTATGCGGGCAACCAATGGGAAGGCGTCGTAGCTAACGGACTGCCTACTCCTGTATTTAACATTTTTAAGCGTATTATTAACTATTTTATTGCTTCGATTATGAGTCAAAACACGAAAATGCAGTTTGTTCCTGAACAAGTTGGCGATGATCCACAAAATGAACAAGAACAAATGATTAAAGATGCCGCTGAACTGATGACACTGTACAGCGAAACCCTCTTTGAAAAGAACAAAATGAACCAGAAACTGCGTCAAGCGTTACTCGATGCGGCCATATCCGGGGATGCCGCCGCCTACTCTTTCTGGAATCCTTCAATTAAAGGGTTTACCGATGAGGGCGATATTGATTTTGAGCTTCCTGACAACGTCAATATCTTCTTCGGGAACCCGAGTAGCCGCGAAACCGAGAATCAACCGTATATTTTAATCGCTTCTCGTGAGTTGATCGGAAAATTAAAGGAAGAAGCGCGATTAGACGGTCGAAAAGAAGAAGATTTAAGGATGTTAACCGCTGACAGTGAGTATTTTTATCAATCCGGTGACCGTTCACGCATTGAATTAGAGGAAAAGAACTCCGATGTCGGAAAAACCATCGCGCTGCTTAAACTCTGGAAGAAAAATGGCACCGTGCATGCAAAAAAAATAACGCGTTATACCGTCATTCGCGAAGAATGGGACACACGGCTTACTAGATATCCCGTCGCCTGGATGAACTGGGATGTGCGGAAAAATTCATATCACGGCCAAGCGGTCGGAACGGGATTAACACCGAATCAAATTTTTATTAACAAAATGTTTGCGATGTCAATGATGAGTTTGATGCATCATGCGTTTCCTAAAGCAATTTATAACAAAAATTTCATCTCTGGCTGGAACAATCAGGTGGGCGGCGCCATTGGCATTGACGGCGATATCGGCACACCCATTACAAACTATGCGCAGTACCTGCCACCGGGGCAAATTAGCGGTCAAGTGTTTCAAATTATCGAAACGGCCATTCAGTACACGAAAGATATGCTCGGAGCAAGCGACGCCGCACTAGGCGATGTCAAACCGGAGAACACCTCCGCGATCATAGCGGTACAACAAGCTTCAGCCGTTCCGCTAGAGAACGTAAAGATGAATTTATATCAGTTTGTAGAGGATATTGGCTACATCTGGCTCGATTTTATGGCCAATTACTACGGAACACGTACCGTTGACGTTCAGGTCATGGGAAAACGCACGGTGAAAGAGTTTAATTTTGAACAGTTACGAGAGATGAAGTTTCGCATCAAGATTGATGTCGGACCTTCTTCTTACTGGAGCCAAATTACCGCCTTGCAAACGCTAGATAACTTGTTGCAATCGGAAAAAATTACGTTTTTACAGTATTTAGAGCGGCTTCCAAGCGGGATTCTGCCACAAAAAAATGAGTTAATCGAAGAAATTAAGATGGGTGACACGAAACAACAATTTATCTATGAGCAAATGGCTCGTTTTCTAGAACAATTACCACCGCAAATTCAGCAAGTGATCCAAGCGATGCCGCCTGAAGAGCAAGAAGCCAAACTCATGGAAATTATGATGCTTCCAAGAGAAGAGCAAATGTTTGCCATTCAAAGCTTGCTAGGCGGAAGCAATATGTCACGCCAAAAACCGGCACTTGTCGCGCCACAGTTCGGCACTTAGGGGGTGATGCAATGAAAAAGAAGCCTGTAAAAACGATG